GCGCCGGTCTGCTCGACCAGGCCGGCCGTGGCATTGAGCCCAGCCAATGCCGTCAGGTCGCTGTCGAGCGGCTGGTAGCCTGACGACACGTTGGCCGGCGTCATGTAGTCGGTGCCGGCCACCGCCGCCGAGATCGCCGTGCCGTTGCCCTTGATCAGGCCGGTGATGCTGGTCGCCATGGTGATGGCGGGTGTCGTCGTTGCGTTTGCAACCGTGCCGGTGAAGCCATTAGCCGAAGCGACCGAGACGCTCTGCACCGTGCCGCTGCCGCCGCCGCCCGAGGCGTTGATGGTCAGCGTGTTGGCGACGTCGTTGTAGTTCAGGGTGACGTTGGTGCCGGCTTGCAGCAGGGCGGCCACCCGGTCATCGACATCCTCCGCCGTCAGGCCGCCGCCGCCGCCCGTGGCAACCACCCAGCCGAGGCTCTTGCGCTCGTAGGCCTGGCCGTCGTTGGGCGCTTCCGGCACCGGGCCTGGCGGCCCCGTGGCGCCGGTCGCGCCGGCGGGTCCCTGAGCGCCGGTCGCGCCGGTCGCGCCGGCGGGTCCCTGAGCGCCGGGCGCGCCGGGCGCACCGTCGGCGCCGGCCGGTCCAGCCGGTCCAGCCGGTCCAGCCGGTCCAGCCGGCCCGGCCGGTCCGGCCGGTCCCGGCCCGATGGTTGCCTTGACCTGGCCGAGCGTGCCCTTGCGGGACACGCCACTTTGGTTCAGTTCGATCTCGTCCGTGTCCGCCAGCGACGACGCCGCCGGCAGCTCGCTGATCATGACGTCGTCGAAAGTGACGGTGTCGGGCATCAGAAGGCCCTCGCGCGAGAGGTCAGTTGCGTGGTCGAGCGCATGGCGCGCTCGTCCTCCAGCAGGATCCGGTTCATCAGCTCGCCGCGCGCCGTCGCCCAGACCTGTGTCCGGCTGTCGTCGTTGAGGTAGGGCGCGGCCTGCAGCAGGGTCGCCGCCAGATACAGGTCGGGAGACTTCACGCTCAACCAGTTGGTCTGGCGAGCCGCCGGCGGCGTGCCGACCATCTCGCCCAAGCGGGGGATCCTGGCGTAGTAGGTCAGGATCAGGTCGGTGTTGGCGTTGGGTGACGGGATCAGCTCGAACACGCCGTTGATGATTGTGTAGTAGGTCGCCTGGCCGAGCGATTGCTCGGACTTCATGCGGTCGGCTTCGAGCTTGCCGACATAGGTCAGTTCCGGCAGGCCGGTCCGGCCGACCGTGTTGAACGTCAGCGAGTATTCCTGGAGGAAGTCCGCCGGCACCGGCAGGAACTCCATCTGGGACACCGCCTCGGAACGGACCATCATGTCGCGAGTACGCAATTCGCGATTGAACTGCGCCTCGGCCATCTGGATGAACGCCGGCACCTGGTCGGCCAGGTCGTAGCGGTTGAGCCACTGCTGGGCGCCCTCGATCAAACCGGTGTAGGTGGTGAGGTCGGGCGTCGCCATTTAGATCAATCTCCCGTCCCAGGTTTTGAACTTAGGATTGTCCTCCAGCCACTTCAGGTAGGCTTTCTTGTCCTGGAAGATGCCCCGGCGCTGCAAATCCTGCAGCACGTTAAGGGGGATCCGCGCGACGAACACCATGTCGCGACCCAGGGTGCTGCGCGGGTTCTCGGTGCGCGCGAAGTGATTATGCCGAAGCAACTCCGACGGGTCGTACTCGGTGATGTAGCTCAGGCGATCGTCGCTCTCGTCGTAGTCGACGTAGTGCCGTGTCCCGGACACGGGATCGCTGTCCAGATAACGCTTGGCCATGGCCTGGTCCTCTTGTTTCGCAAGACACCAGGACACGACAGCTAAAGCTGTCGTGTCCCCGTGTCCTGCGCCCCCGGTAGAACTAGGTCAGGGCGTCGACAGACAGCCACGAACTGCCTCGCCGCACCCTGTTGATTGTCGAATGAGACACACCAAAGCGTGCCGCAAGTGTAGCGGTATCGGCTTTCGAGCCCATGATTTTCCTCACTTTGATTTCTGTCAGGATTGCCCGGCCGTTTCTCTCGCCAAAGGCCGTGCGCCCTCTTTTGTCACGATCGTTGATGTTGTCGGCATGGCTGCCGGACATGAGATGATCCGGGTTCACGCAGTTAGTGTTGTCACAGGTGTGTCGGATGACTTTTCCTTTTGGGATACGTCCGACAAACAGGCGATAGCTGACACGGTGAGCCAGATCGTAGAGCTTGCCGACACGTAGCTTGCCGTAGTGCCGGGCGCGCCGGTTCTTCAGAGGGCTTAGCCAGCCCCAGCAGCCTGTCGGTTCTTTCTGCACGTTGAGCATGAAGCGCTCTTTCAACGTCAATTCCGAGAATAGCTTGCCAGCGTACAGTTTGAGCCGCTGCCTCCGGACACGTCGCCAGTAGCGACGCATGTATTCCCGTTTTTCCGGCGAAGTTTTCATCAGTCTCTCCAGGTTTCCCTGGAGAGACTATCGGTGCATCGACGAATTGCCCACTAAGTTAGTGCGTCTATCATCGCCCACGACCGCTGCTGGCGCATCTTAAAGCCCCACTCGGCGAGGATCATGCGCTTCTCGCCGTCAGCGGTTTTGGCCATAACCTCTGTCTGGAAGTTACGCAGATAAGCCAAAGCAGCGAACTCGGGATCGCCGACGTAGACACAATCGGTCGGCATGAACCTGTCCGCGATGATCGCCGTCGTGGCGAAATCGCCGACGTAGGTGTCGGCCGCGCCGATGATCTCGGCCTGCTGTCCGGACGGGACATCGCGGTAGCGGGTGGCGATACCCGTGAAGCCGCTGATCGCGATCTTCTGCGAGGCGTTGACGAAGGCGACCTTGGGGTCGCCGCCCTGCACCCAGACGTTCTGCTGGGCTGTCTTGAACAGGGCTTCCGTCAAAGCTCGCGGTGTCCCGGGCACCGCTGCGGTGGCCGGATAACCGTTGAGGTTGGCGCCGCCGCTGGACATGACAGGAGCAGTACCCGTCGCACCCGGTTGATAGTTGGTGATGATCCAGGCGCCGATGCCCGCCGTGGCACGCGCGACAGAGTTACTACCGGCGTTGCCGACCTGCTTGCCCATGGTCGCGAGTTCCATGTCGCGCTTCATTTCCGAAGCCGCTTTGGCCAACTCGTAGGCCAGGTAGCTGTTCATGCCGGCCTTATCGACGGCCTCCAACGTGCCGGACACGGTCACAACCTTACGGTTGATCTGTGTGTAGTTATTGACGCGCGTCGTCGGCAACCTCGGGTCGGTGTAGCCCGAGATGTCGTCGCCTTCCAGGACAGGGGTGTTCGCCGCAGCGGCGAGGGTATCGACCTGCCACTCGAACATCGTCTGGCGTGCGGTGTCCCGGCCGAAGTTGGCCATGCCGGGACAGTCGACGGGTGAAATGTTGTAGATGATATTACTCAGGTCTTCGCGAACCGAACGACTGGCGTCATAACGGGTCATGGTGTTGGTGATCAGGGCCATAACGTCTCTCCCTAGCCAAGCAGGCCTCTAAAAACAGCCGCTGCATCCTCGATGCGGCCGGTCTTGGCGAGACGATTACGCGCGCGAAGCGTTTCGGACTGCTGGACACCGCTCGGGGCGGCGCCGGCCGGGGCGGGACGCGGACCCTTGCCGAGGACGGGCTTGGGCTTCTGGCCCATCAGCTCGTCGTAGCGGCGCGCCTTGTCCATCATCAGGATGGCGCGCGGGTCGAGCGCGTTGGCGATCTCCTGGTCGGTGTAGTTCGCGCTGCGGGCATAATTCACCAGCTTGGCGCGATCGGCTTCCCAGATTTCAGCCTTGTTCCACGCCGGGACCCGCTGCTGAAGGTACTCACGCCCCTTCTTCATCAGCTCCTGACGTGTCGCCTCGGTCTCCGACAATTGGGTCTGTTGCAGGCGTTGCTGTTCGTATTGCGCTGCCGCGATCCGATCCTGCCGCTCCCGCCAAAGATCCTTTTGCCGGACATAGTCCAGCGGATTGGCCTTGTAGAGCGCGTCCCAGTCGGGTTCCGGCCCCATGTCGCCCTGGATCTGGGTGACAAGCGCCGGCAAGAGGGCCGCGTACTGCTGCCTTTCCGCCAATAACTGTGCTCGTTCCTGTTCGAAAGCCTTGCGGGCCTCCGCCAGGGACATGGTCTTCGCGTTGTAGTCAGCGGTCCTCGAATAGCCTTTGAGCGCCTCGTCGAGGCTTACCTGGTGCGGCTTGCCGTTCACGCGAACGGTGTACACCGGGGCCGTCGACACCTGCTGCTCGGCAGGTTCTTCTTGTTCCGTCGGCGTTTCGGCCTCTTCCCCGCCGGTCTCGCCGTCGGCTGTGGCCTCCTCGCCTTGTGCTTGGTCCTCGTCGCTGCCTTGGAAGGCCTCGGCTTGGGAAGGATCAGGAGATGGCTGGGTCTCGTCCGAGGCTGGCTTGGCCTGTTCGGCGTCCAGGAGGCCCTCGAAAGCTGCCGCTGCATCTACCAACGTGGTTCCTTGCCGCTGAGGGGCGGAAGGGGTGCCTGACGCTGTCTCCGGAGGCATTTTTTACTCCTGAAATGGGAGGGGATCAATTCCATTGGGTGGGCGGAGATAACTGGCGTCGGAAGGCTTCACCCGGGCCTCCATCGCCTTGCGCTGGACCTTGAAGCCGCCGACCAGGTCGTGCAGCCGCTGGTAGAGATGCTGCAGCGCCTTCAAGTGGTGCCAGATCTTCTCGCGATCCTCGACGGTCGCCGCCGCCTGCCACTGCAGCTGGTAGTCGTTCTCGGCGACCTGCAGCAGCTTGGTGAACGCGCTTGACCGCAGCATGTCCTCGATCTCGCGGATCTCCTCGGTGGTGATCAGGACATCAGGCATCAGAACTTCCTCTGATAGCGGATGCCGAACTGGGTATTGGGCTGACCCTCGTAGGGCTGCATGTGCTGCAGCGTCAGCGACAGCAGGGCATCGTCGTGAAGCTTCTTGCGCCACGCCGCCGTGAACAGCTTCTCCTGCTCGGGCGTGATCTTGAGCGCCGCCTCGGCCTTGCCACCCAATAGGGGGATGTCGTTCATGCCGGCGCCGAACAGCGGCGTCACCTTGGTGTAGGGGTTGCCCTCGTCGGTCGTGCGCTGCTGGAACTGGGCGCCACCGGTCAGCGCCAGCGGTCCCAGGTTGAGGGTGGCCTGGGGCGTGACGCTCTGTGGCATGCGGCCACCGGCGGCCTGGTACTCGGAGCTGAACTGCAGTGGCTGAAACACGTTGCCGGTGTCGAACTGTTGCGGCTCGGGCGGCGACAACATGCGCCTGAGGTATTCATCAAGCTCTTCCCGGCTGTCGAGCAGACCGGCCATCACTTGGGCTTCGGCCGCTGCGCCGCCTTCTGCCTGGCCATGCGCTCGCCGGCCTCGGTCTTCTCGGTGTTCATCTGACGTTGGGCGTCTATGCTAAGGCGATGCTTCGCCAGATCGAACTGCAGCTGGCGCTGGTGCTGCTGATCCTGGGACTGGCGGTCCTGGTCGGCACCGTGGATTGACATGGCGCGGTCCCATTCGCCCAGTTCGCGCTCGTGGCCGCGATGCTTCTCGTCGCTGTCGCGCTGCTGGGCCTCCGCCGCCAGACGATTTTGCTCGGCCGTCGAGTGCTTCAGCAGGTCGCCCAGCAGATGCGCGCGGTCGGTCTCGGCCTGCTGGTCGCGCTCCGACATCTGGGCACCCCACTGCGCCTCGATGCTCTGCATCTGGACGAGGGCGTTGATCTTGGTCTTCTCGACCTCGCGGGCGTGCTGAAGCTCGGCCTCCTTGGCCGTGATCATGTTCTTCATCTTGTCGTTCTCGACCTCGCCCTGGGCCTTGAGCATCTGTGCCTGGGCGAGAACCATTCCCGGGTCGGGTTTGGGCGGCGCGCTTGCCATCTGCTGCTGCAGCGCCGCCATGTCGATCGGCTTCCAGAACTGGTTGACATCTTTGTAGCCCATCAGTTCCGTGATTTTAGCCAGTGTATTCCTGTATTGAGCCGCGTCCGCTAAGGGGTTCATCGGCCCCATCAGCTGGATGATCTGCTCCTGTTTTTGGGCGATCATGATCAAGGACTGGATCCGGCGGCTGTCGTCGCCTCTTCCGAGGGCGACGTTGACCTTGCAGTCGAGCGTCGCGTCCCACATCCGGGGATCGGCCTCGACCCACTTGCCGCGCAACCGCAGTGTCCTGGGCTTGTCCTGGTGGCGCACGACGAGCTTCAGGATGCCCTTCATGACGCGCCTGAGTTGCTCGGCAAAGATGCGCGCCGTCATCTCGGTGCGCTCCTGCGCGCCCTGGATGGCTGCGTTCACGGCGCTAGCGGTCGTCGATTGCAGCACGTCCGGATCCAACCCGGCGGTCGCCGGGATGATGCCGGTACGTACGGCGCGCAAGTTGTCGATCCATTCGATGACGGGCATCGCGTTCTGGCCGACAAACGGCTCGGCGAACGGCTGAACCATGCCCGGCTGGCGCATCCGGATGATCGCACCAGTCTCGACGTTTAGGACATCGTCGAGATTGACTTGCCCTTCCACCACCGCCGTCCGGGGATGAATACTCTGCGCCAGGCTGTCCAGGACACCGCGCATGACGTTGGACTTGAGCAGCTGCAGGTCCATGGTTTGGTCTGCAACGCTGTTTCCGATGAGCATGTGAGGCTCAGGATCCGGGCAAAATATACCGAAAGGAGCTTCATCGACGACCTCGTCGTGCATCACGGTGCTGCCGATGGTGCAGACTTTCCGAAGCTCGGCGTAGCCATCGCCATCTTTATCAATCCGGATCCACTGCTCGACGTAGGTGACTTTCTTCGCCGTCGGATCGTTGATGTCCGGCGTCTGGAGGAAGGCGTTGATCGCCGGGTTGCGGGTCTGGGCTTCGTAGTTCAGGACAAAGGTGTCGCCGATGTTGGCAATGTCGACGATCTCGTCGTAGTCGTAGCCCATCGCGACAAGCTCGCTGATGGTCTTGATCGAGCGGTGCCCGAGGTAGGGTGACTTATCGAGATCCCGTGTGGTACGCGCACAGATGAACTCCTCGCAGGGCACGCATTCGATGGTGACTTTTTTCCGGGGGTGGTAACGCCGGACACGGGTGTCGTAGAGCCAGGGCGACACCGGCGGCTGCGGCTGGCCCGTCTGCATGTCGACGACGTTGGTCGGCGCCGGGGGCTGCGCCGGTCCTGCGGAGGTCGGCGCAGGATCCTCCCAGTCGGGATCCTGGTAACGGCGGCGCTCCAGGATCTGGATCTCGCCCTCGCTCTCCAGGACACGCATCTGTCCTTCGGTGAGCTTGGTGAACTCCATCTCGTAGATGTCGACCGTCTCGTCCCAGTAGTATTTTATAATCCCGGTTTTGCGGATCAGGGCGTCCTTGAACGTGTCGTAGAGGATCGTGAAGCCGGGGTTGTCCTGGTAGAACAGGTGATTGACGTAGTCGGTCTGCTGTTCCGCCATCTCGACCTTGTCGGCCGTGTTGGGGTCGAACGTCACCGCGTCAGACGACGATGTGAAGATCCGAAGCAATCCCGGCAGCATCGCCAGGGTCGTGTCGCGGACATCCGTCATGACGATCTGCGACCGGCCGTCCTCTTCGTTGCCAAACGGATCGCCACGATAAAACCTCGTCGCCGCCGTCCGGTAGGGCGCGACGTAGCCGTCGATGTAGAGCGCCGCGTCGGACTGCGCTGCCAGGACGGCCGAACCGAACTGGTCCTCGTCCATTGGCGCCAGGTCGAAAGGGTAGGGCGTCGCCGGCGTCGCCACGCCCGGCTTGTTGGGCCGGGGCTTGTTGCGCGGCACCAGGACCGGCTTGCCGCCGCCCATCACCCAACCGACGCTCGCCATGGCGCTACTCCAGGAAGCTGGTCTTGACCCGGGTCAGGGCCTTGCCGGCGCGGGCGCCGCGCTTCAGGGCAGAGGTTCGCCCCGCCTTCAAGACGCTGGCCCGCTGGGCTTCGGACAGGGGCTTGCCCGTCGAGCCAAAGCCATAGGTCGCGCCCATGCCTTCGGGCCGGACCGTCATGCCTTCGGCACGGCTGAAGGACTTCATCATGTCCTGGTGGTGCAGGAAGTTCTTGTTGGTGGGCATGGCGGCCTACCTTTTGAAGTGCTTGCCGAGGCTCGCCTTCTTGCTGCCGGCGACCGAGGCGGAGCCATGCCCGCCAATGTCGTAGCCGCCGCCCGATCCCGAGGGACGCCGTGTCCCGCCTGATTTGTTCCCGAAGTTGGGCCGGTCGTGGCTGTCCACGAACTTCAGCGACGAGCTGCGGCTGACGTCGGCATTGGTCTGGGCAGCCTTCGACTTGGCCGTGGCGTAATAAGGCGTAGTTCGATGCCCCTCACAACCGGGACCGTTGGCCTTGGACATGGGGCGCTCCTCTAGAAGATGGAGCAGCGCCGCAGATCGCTGCAGACCTTGCGCTATACCATCTTAGGCCACATGCCGCCAAGTTTTGCCCAGGATGATGTTGCTGATGGTTTGCTGGCTGACACTGTAGGCAAAGGCAAGATCGCCCTGGTTCCAGGTACTGGCCCGGATGGCACGTACGTCGGCTTCGGTCAGCTTGACGTTACCGTCACACTCCCCACGCGCACTACGACCCTTACGGTGGCGATCGGCCGTGTTGTCCTGGGTAGTACCCAGAAACAGGTGATCCGGGTTCACGCAGCACGTCAGGTCGCATTTGTGCAGGACTTGCTGGTTGCTGGCGATTGGTCCGCAATTCAGCTTCCAGACAATGCGATGGGCTCTTTGCGCGTACCCCGTTTCAGCGGGATCATCATCGTATTTGGTGAAAACACCGTAACCGTCTTTGTCGACACCGGCAGTCCACAGCCAACAACCCGAGTTGGGTTCGGGCATGACCTTGGCCCAGAAACGATCTTGCCAAGGTGTCGATTGGCCTTTCAGTGGCACCGGCTATTTCCGTTTAGTTTTGGCCTTGAGCTTGGTCTTTTTACGTTTGGGTCGGGCAAGGTCTTCCCGGATGTTTTGGACGGTTTTCGTGGTAGCAGTCTTAGCCATTATACAGTTCCTTTTATGCGTCTGAGAAGTGGTTTGCCGGGGAGCCAACCAGGTGCTCGCCCTCCAAGATGCGCAGCTTCGCCGGCGAAGGTCAGGCACAAGGCATCCGCTAGATCGCAGGAGCGCAGCCCGCGCTTCTTCATCTCGGCCTTACCCTCGACCTTGATCTTACCGTTAGACGTAAAACTGTATGTTGGACTACTCAGTTCCTGTTTGAGTTCATCATCATAGGGGAGCTTAACAGCACGAGTATTCAACCATTCTCGGGCCGAAAGCCAGAGATCATCGCGCAGCCTGTTCGCCTGCATGTTCACCGCCGTGGTTTCGCTGACGTTGACGTCGCGCACGTTGTAGCCCTGCTCGCGCAGGCGATCGGCGACGCCCGCCCCTAATCCAATGCTGTCGATGCAGATCTCGTCGGGGTGATCGTTCTCAGCCTCATGCAGGATCCTTCCGGCGGTGCTCATCAGGTCTGTACTGGGCCACCACTTGAGTTCGATGACGACGTTTCCCTTGCGCTTGCAGAGAACGGTCCGGTCGGATCCGTAGCGCGCGATGTCCACACCAAAACGGAGAGGAACGTGCGGGTCGAGGACGATGTCGCGGGATTGCGCTGCGACCACCAGCTCCAGGGGAATAAGCGTATCATCCCCAGTCTTCGGGAACTCGCCCAGGACACGAACACGGTAGGCATTGCTGTCCTCGCCATAGGTCGTCGCGATCTGGTCGATGAAGTCCTTGGTCACGAGCGGGTTGCCGACGCACGTCACATGCGCCGTGTGCCAGTCGGACTTGAGCTGATGGTGGGTCCGGAAGAAAAGCCCCTCCAGCCTGACCGGGTTGCCGATCAGGATGGTGGTCGCGTTGAACGAGGTCATGCTTCCCGACGCGGCCTCGAAGACTTGTTCTGGGATCCCCGACGCCTCGTCGCCGATCAGCAGGACATGATCCGAATGGACACCGGCCAGGGCTTCGGGACGCTCGGGTGAGCTTGTTCTGGCGGACACGAAACTGGCTTCGGGATTGGCCTTCAGCTCGATCCTGTCGGAGTAGGTCTCGAACAAGGCCCTGATCGGCGGCGGCAAGTTGCCGATCCAGTATTTGACCTCGACGAACAGCGCGTCGAACAGCTGACCGGCCGTAGGTGCCGTGATCACGGTCTTCTGCGGATAGCGGCAGACCATGTGCCAGATCACGAGAAACGCGCAAAAGGCGCTCTTTCCGACACCGTGTCCCGCCCTGACGGATACTCGCCGGGCGCCGCGCGCCACGCTCATCATGAGTTTTTTCTGCCAGTCCTGAAGGGTCGTCACCCCAAGGACATCCTCGATGAAGCCGACCGGATCGTCGGCGTAGGCCTCGATCAGTTGTTCATAGAAAGCCTGCGTTGCGACCGGCAACGCAGGAGTTGGCTGCTTCAGCCCAGGAAAGCCAGCAAACGGATCAGAGGCCATCGAAGGGGTCCACAGGGCCACCGCCGGCGTCGCCGGCAGAAGTGAGATGAAGGATCTCCGCCGCAGCCGCATGACCATTCCCCAACTGCTTGCGTTGCTTCATCTTCTCGACCAGGGCATCGACGTGAGATTTCGCCAAGTCGACATTCAGATTTACATGCTTCTCGATCCACATGCCCTTGTACTTGCCGAGAAGCTCTTGGGCTTTCAGCGCGGCCAGGTACATGCCGGATCCTTCGGCGAGGTCGCTGATCCGCACGATGTTGGCGATGATCACTTCAGGGGTGATCTCCTCGGCCGGGGTCATGCGGGTGGCCACCGCCTCCAGCACCACGCTGCTCGCCAGGTGGCCGCCTGTCTTGGACGCACGGTCGCCGGCGCCGTAGGCGCGCGGATTGAGGATCACCTTGCGCGGATCCTTGATGAACTTGTGGACGAACTGGACCTGGTTGGGGGTCAGGCCCGAGTTGTTGCGCTTGAGGGATTTTGCATTGCCGGGCATCTGGACACCGTGAGGGGAGCGGTGGCGGGAGTTGAACCCGCGACCTCCAGATTATGAGCCTGACGAGCTACCGGGCTGCTCCACCCCGCTGTCGGTAGTATCGGTCGGCCTGGTGCTGCCGGGCAAGCCCTTGGTCGCCGCCAGCACGCACCACATCGACGCCGTCTGCAGCTGGGTGATGGCGACGCTGGCTTCGCGGCCGGCCACGCCCCGGTCGCGGATCAGCTCCATGAGCGAGATCAGCTCGGCGGTGCGACGCTTGAGGTCGGCCACCGTCGGGTCTTGGCTCGGGTTGAAATCCTGGCGGACGGCGTCTTTGGCGGTTGGGCTGACGGCGATGTTGGTCATGAGTTTCTCCGGGAATGGGATCGCTTGCTCTATACGATTTTTTAAATTTTTTGGCGAGAATAGGACTGGGATCGCTTGCTCTATACGATTTTTTAAATTTTTTGGCGAGAATAGGATGCGGGCCGGGGCCGCACACGAAGACCGTCTATACGATTTTTTAAATTTTTTGGCGAGAATAGGATGCGGGTGGTCCGCATACGAAGACCGCGCCGGGGTGGTCCCGGGGGCGGGGGGCCGATCTTGTCAGCGTCAAGATGCATGTCCTGGTCATCTTGACAGCGCCAAGACGCAGGACACGACACGGTTGACACTGTCTAGTTGCAGTCATCAGTCATCTTGACACTGTCAAGTTGCACTCGTCATGCGTGTCCTGTGTCCTGATCTAGTCACTGTCTAGTTGCGTCTCGTCTGCGTCTAGACAGCGCCTAG